CCCATCGTTATTCCAAACGAATGCAGGCTGCTTCCAAAGAGGCAGCCTGTTTCGTCTGTGCGTTCATTTGAGTGGATTGACAAACGAAAAATACGTCTGATTTTGAGGAGAAATTAAGTTGAAGAAAACGTTTTTGGCGGTTCTTGCATGCTTGGTGGTGTCCCCGGTATTGGCGGCTACTGACGCCGAAGAGCTTGGTCGTTGCATCTATAACAACACGAGTTCCGCGGATAGAGATACGCTCGTGCAGTTCATGTACGTTTCGCTTGGTTCGACCAATGCCGCCAGAAAAGTCCAGTCGATTCCTCAGACCAAGATCAATCAGGTTAACAGCAAGACGAAGGCTCTTGCATCCAAACTGGTGCTCGGTCCTTGTCGCAAGCAGGCTGCGCGTGTTCTGCTGTCTGATCCGAGAAACGGTATGCAGCAGGCTCTTTCCTACACGGTTGAGCGATTGGTGGCAGACAGAATCGCCGAGAGTACATCGGGATGGCTGTCAAGTTTGGGGGGCAGCTCGGAAAACGCGAGTAAAGTGCGAAACGCAATCGAGTTTGGAAGCGCGTTGATGGATGCTTTCAAGAAGTGATACTCCGAGTCCTTGGAGCTTTGAACCTATTGAAAAGTCTTCGCAGGACTGTTGTCAAATGTCTCGTGGTATCTGGATGGTTTGACTCCCAGGGTGTCCAAAAATTCAATACCACTTCAAGCAGTAAGTGGTCTGCAGGTTCTGGCCATAATTGATGGATAAATGCGGTTTTTTCAATGACCGAACCATTCTATCCATCAATTTATCCATCAATTCGCCTCGGATTTGGCCGAACCAGGTAGGGCTGCAAGGAATGAAAAATTGATGTAAGTGATTGAATATAAAGAAAAAACCGAACGATCATGAATCGTCCGGCTCTATCTACTGGCGGAAGGAGAGTCTGCCGAACGTCCGCACGGCGCGGACGTTTTCGGCTTGCTTGGCAGTTTGTATGCCACTTTGTATGCCACTTCGATCAGATGCCACCGATTGCCGGCGTGAAACTTTTTTCGACAATCTGACGCGTTTTTGTCTCGAAGTCAGTAATGATTTTAGCGTCCCAAAAGAACCCGTCGCGGTTTCGACCGGACGGGGCAGGGAACTGGCGGTTGGCGATGCGCCGCGCGAGCGTCGATCGTGAGAAGCCGTAGCGGCTCATGATCTCCGATACTGACATGCGCGCAAAGCCTGTGATCTTTTCAGTCTTCATGCTCTATGCTCCAGTGCCGGATGCGTTTGCACCGGCTCATCCATCTCAAAAGACCCCTGATCGGGTTCTCCTTTCACTTCGTTAATGTCCTTGAGGTAGTCTTGCCCCCCCCCGCAGACGATCATCACTTCGCCGCCTTGAGCCTCAAAGAGCGCCGGAAGGTTCTCGGCATTCTTTCCGATCTGAACGACGGCCTTCACTCCGTCCTTGATCGTGATTTGATCAAGTGTGCCAACAACATGGGTCGCGCCGTTCGACCCGATCAGACGCACGGCCTGAGTCGTGGCTACCTTGACGGCGTGGCGCATCTTTTCGATGGCATCGTCCTGCTCGTACTGCGTCATCTCAGCCCACGGGCGCTTGATGCTCTGCACTACGCCGATAAGCGACTCAAGCAGCTTCTTGCCCATCTCTTCTGCAGCCATGTCCTTGACATCAACGGCCTTGACTTCTTCCATGGTTTAACTCCTTACTTACGTGAACGAATTCTTTTGATCTCTCGGTCGACCTTCTTTTTGACGGCATTGGCAAGGTCAAAGCGGTCATCCGTCGTCATATAAATGTCCAGGATCTGCCAGATCAAGATCAGTACGTCGGCAAGCTCCGAATGGAATTCGAAGCGCTTTACCTCCGGCAGAACATCAGGTTTATCCTCGTGCTTGATGGCTACCATCAGCTCGGCCATCTCCTCGATCAGCTTTTCTTTTTGACCGCCGTATGAGTACGCGGTAGCGATCTCATCGATCTTGTGCTGGAGCTCTCGGCTTGCGAAAATCGCGTCGATCATCTTGGTCTCCTGTATCTGTGAATTTCTTGAAGCTTTCGGTCCAGCCACTTAAGGCCTTCGGACGCTTTTGCCGGCATGTCGCCTGACATCTCTGTGGCAATCCAAAGCTCTGCCACCCGGATCGGATCCGCATCGAGTGCCTTTTGGATGATCGTGCCGGCGATTTCGACGCCATCCCGGAGCGCCTTCAGCTCGTCGCCAGTACAGGCATAAGATCCTGTGCGAAGCGCTCGATCTTTGTAGGTCTTGAAAGCCTCTTGCATCGCCACCCACTCTTAGCCGTAAGTCACGAGGCAGTACTCGTGCTCAAGGCCGTAGCCTCGGTACATCACGAAGGTCCCGAGCAGGATCATCGAACCCAAGTTGAGCAGGTCTTCCTTTGTGAAGGCTCCAGTGTGGAGCCGAAGCTCCACAGCAAGCTCGACGTTGCGATATGCGGCTTTGATCTCCTTGAGATCAGCAAGCGGCATCATGCGCGGCATCTTTCTCCAACGCCCCGGATCGAATGCCTTGCGCGGCTTTTTGGTCTTCGGCATCTCACTTCACCACGAGGCGGTTCTGTTTGACGAGTCGCACACCAGGAACATCAATGCCGGACTTGATCGCGGTCTTCAGCTCGGTCTTGTCGAGCTTCGGAGTGACCTTCGGCATGTGGAAGTACTCGCTGGGGACAGAAGGAAGGTCGAAGATTTCGACGCTCTCGCCAGGGTGCAGCCGGATTTGCACCGGCGCGGCCTTGATGCTCTTGATCTCCAAGAGCTCCATCGCATCGACGCATCGGCCTTTGATGTGCTCGATCAAGTTCTTGACGAACTTCTTGCGGCGGGCGATCTGTCGCTCTTGCTCTTCGAGTTGTGCCACCAACCCCTCGAAGTTGGCCACGGCACAGGCGCAGTCGATCAGCTTCTCCTGCGTGTCGAGCGCTAAGGCATCGAAGCGTTCGATGCCGATCAGCTCGCCAGTCTCGGGGTCTGGTTCGACCTGCATGAGCGCGGCGGCGGTGGCCTGGGTAAGGCTGAAAAGCGATGGGTTCTTAATGGGGTTCAGGGATTCGGTTACGGTGTTCATGTGCTATCCTTTGCCTACCCTGTGCTGTGGAGGTGTTTCTGCAAACCAGTAGCACGGCAAATTGCCGAGTTACTCTTCTCCACGATGGCACGGGGTTTTTTGTGCCTATGAAAAAGCCCTCACTCGGAGGGCTTTGTTTTTGATTCGATTTCATCGATCTTCTCATTGACCTTATCGATCAAGCTCAAGACCTGAGATTTGTGGATGGCTCTCGGAAAGTCGAACCTTCCAATGTGGTAATCGAAAAGACCGAATCTGAGGATGTTGCATCGACTTATAAGCGCGAAAGCGGAAGCGCTTGCCATTAGATCATCGACCGGGTCAGGAAGCAATCTGCAGAAAGGGTTGTCGTCGCTAGATCCGAAAGGAACAACCCAAAATTCGGTCGTATTCACGAACTCAAGCAACCAGAAACGTGCCTTCTTCAAGTCCTCCAGTTCGCTCCCTTTGAAGGGGGCGCGGATGATGTACTCGATGGCGCTTGCCAGCGGGTGCGGAAGAAATTTCGTCAGGTCTTTCGGCTCGCACTCGAATCGGTAGCGAGCGTAATGGCTGGGGTGATTGACGTTGTCTGTCATTTTTGCGTCCATAAAAAAGCCGCCCGGAGGCGGCTCATCTCATTCATCATCATCGTCCGATTCAAGATCAATGCCGTAGGCTTTGAAAGCATCCACGATACGGTCGTAAAGAACGTTGGCCGTGATGTCATCTGAAAATCCTCCATTCTCGATGTAGCAGTTCAGTGCATCGAGAAGTACTTGCGCTTCGTATTTTCCGAAGCATATCTTTGCTTCCATTCTGGTTCCTTTATGGAGGCCACCGCCCGCGCAGTACCCTACGCAGTTGCAGTCTCTCGACGCTTTGCACACATCGCGGACGGCGGCCGATGTCATTTGCTAACTAAAAAAGCCATACCAAAGAGAGCGCCTAAACCGGTCGGAGCTGCAAGTATGGCCATGTGTCTCGGCTCAAGAATTGTCGCGAGCCAGTAGTAAAAACAGCAAGCTCCAAGTACTGCCAAAAAGATCGTGACAAAGACCACAACCGTCCTTGACAGTAAGTCTTGAATCTTTTGGTGCCAGTAAAACGCATTGACACACTTCTGTCGGTCGTACTTGATGAGGTCGAAAAGATCCTCAGACTTCGCGCCTTTCTTGAGCCATTCGATGTGCTCGCGGACTTTCTCGTCTGTGTACTCAGTCTTCATGACTCTGTTCTTCCTTGTACGGTTCTGGCAGTTCGGCCCAGGCCAACACTTGGTCCAAAATGTTCAAATCCATCCAGCTCTTTACAAAGTCACTGTAGAACAGCGTGTCAACGAAGATAGCCCCTGTAGGCGATTGGATAGTGACGAGAAATTTGTTGAATCTTGATGGCACTTCGTCCGGATACTTGTGCCAGACGATCTTGGCCTCGCTCATTTGATACCCTCCTCTGGTTTGTACGGTTCTGGCATCTCTGCCCATGCGAGTACCTTAAACTCGGTTTTGTAGGCGGCGAAGTCTTTCCATGCGTACACAGTACGGACATACGGCTTTGAGTACTCCGCAACTGCGGTCACGAGGTAGCACTCTGCGAACTCGGTCTCGGGCAGAGGTACCTCGGGGTAGGGGTGCCAAACGATTTTGGTCTCGCTCATGGCTTACTCCACGGTCGATAGCGCACGACATTTTTCAAGACACGCAGTCCTTGCACTCCGTTTTCGCCTACGCTTCGGTACATCCAGTCTTCTCCGTCAAATTCCGCACAGCACTTGAAGCCGGTTGCAGTTTCAACACGCATATGAAGGTCCATTGGGGGCTGAGTCTCTGGGTAGTTATTCCAAGCGTTTGGGTCGTAATCTGCGAGTTCGTAGACTTCATCTTTGTACAGAGTCACAGTAAATTTCCCTGTGATGAGCGCTTTGTTGTTGTCATGTTTCGAGGAGCCGAAAGGCACCACGGCAAAGCCGTCTTTGTCGAACTCGATGCCCGATCTGAGAGCTTCGGAGAACTCTCCGCCGCTGATGGCGTCAAGATGGTGCTGAAGATCAGCGTCTTTTAGTCTGTACTTGGTCATGTCCTACTCCCACGGACGGAAATGTTTGACGTTTTCGATTTCGCAATCACGATCTTCTGAATTCGACCAAACACCATTCCGGTACACCCCACAACACTTGCCGCGAGTTCCATCGTTCCAAATGAATTCGACTCTCATTGGAATGTTTTCCGGTGGCGTTGTGTCTGGAAAGGTGTTCCAATCGTTGGGGTCGTACTCTTCGAAGACTTCGATTTCGTGCTCGTAAAGAAGCATCGAGAACCGATTTACGATTTCGTATCGACCAGGCAGTTCGCCAAAAAAGAGCCTGTAGTCTGCGTCAGTCGTCCCACGGCCTTTGATGTGTTGAAGGTGGCCTTCAATCTGACGGGAAAAGTCACCATCGCTGATTGCGTCAAGATGCTTTTGCAGCTCTTGGTCTTTGAGTCTGTACTTTGTCATGCATTCCCCATCTTGTTTTTGAGTTGCTCAAAAAGGGCCTTTATGTCGATCTCTCCGGATTGAACGGCTTGGACGTAGAAATAGACCGCCAGACCGACGATCTCCTTCCAGTACTCGTTTTCTTCGCCAGGCCACTCAAGCGCGTGCACAGACAGAAGTCTGAAGATTGATACAGAATCAAGCTGCGGCATCCCTGGCGTGGTGAGCGACCCGATGAAAAACTGCGCGAAACGCTCTTGCCGTTCTTTTGTGCCGTGCTTGACAAACTCCTCTGCAAAACTCATCTGCTCCTCACTAGCAAAAAAGATCTATCCAGAATTTGAAGCTGGCTCCGATGATGCCCGCCAACACGAAGAGCAAAAAAGTCACGAAACCGAGCGCGGCCAAAATATCGATAAAGTCTTTAAAGTCTTTCATGTGAAAATAGGCCGCTCAGTGGCGGCCTATACGTAGAGTTTCAGGGCTGGGACGGTATCAAAAAGGAGGATCGTAGTTCGGTACTTCCTGTCCGTATCCGGGCGGGACTTCCGGCTGTGAGCCGTTCTGCGGTGCGGCATGGAAAGCCTTGTAGTCATCCGTCTCTCGGTCTTTCAAGCCTTTGAGCTTCTGCTCGAGTTTGACCGGCGTTTCGACCCCGTTAATGATCTCACTGGCGGTCTTACGTGTCTGCGGGTCAAAGAATCCGCTGATGCTCATATCGAACTTCTCACGACCTTGATAAATATCATTGACGCGCTGAAGGAGCACGCCGACCTGCTTCTTTTCAAGAACGGGGATTCGATACCCCTGCTCAGTCGTGTGATCGCGGCGGTAAACCGTGGCGGCCTGAGTCTTAATTTCGTCGATGCCGAGGATGGTCATCAAGGCGTGAAGCATCCCCATGCCAAAAGCTTCATCGCCACTGGCTTTCGTGAGCACGAGGCGGGTTGTGCAAAGTGCACTGGTTCGCACGTCCTTGAGCGTGAACTCGATCAGGCTTGCGCCGCTTGCAGTTTGCTTTGCGGCGGCCTGTCCGATCCAGACGACGTACTCGCCCGTCTGAGTGATGAAAGAGCCGCCATCGGCTTTTCGTGCTTTGTCAGAATCTCTTTTGATGCTTTCAAACATTTTTCAAATTTCCTTAGTAAGGGATGTCTTCGATGGGGATGTTGTCAAACCGGTTGCGAGCGCTGCTGGGGTTCGGAGGTGTGCGCTTTGGTGTGGGTTGCCCGGGTGCACCTGATGCGTTACCGTCATCGTCATCATCGGCGGCAATGCCAAGGAAGGATGACAGCGAGTAGCGGCAGGCGTACGTGCGAGCGGAACCAAAAGCCTGCGCAGCGTTGATCTTCCCGTTGGCTCCGGACGGCATGAAGAGTTCGGAGCTCTCAAGCGACTGTCCGCTTTCGTGCGCGAGAATCGTGCGGACGGTTACGCCTCCCTGGACGCTTCGCACGTCCTGGTACAGGAAGATGCCATTGGCATTGAGTGCCGGGCGTACGGCTTCGAGGATGCTCGTCAGGTCAGCGTATCTGCCGTAGTTCGCCTGCTTGTTCTTCTGGACGGTCTTAAAGGCGGCTTGCGCTTTGGCAAGGGCAGCGAAGAGCTTTGCGCGGTCTGCCGGGTTTGGCGCTTGAATCGTCACAGCCGGAGCGGTGACTTCAACTTCTGTGGTCATGTGGTATCCTTTGGGCGTTCGTTGATGAACGCCCCTTTTTATAGGTTTTCAGAAAGGGATCGGGCCGTCGGAGTCGTCAGCTCCTTCGGCCTTTTTCGTGTCCGGTTCCTCGTCGCTCTCGGCATACAAAGCCTCAAGCCTTGAGTCTAGATAGTCGATGTACTCGACCATCTCTTCGCGTGTCAGTTCATCCATGACAGCCTCCAAAAGACCAGTGCGACTGCACCAGTGACGGCCAGTGAGCCGATCGCAAGCAGCGACCAGTGCTTCTTGCAGAAGTCAAGCCGTGCTCGCCAGATGCGCTTGCGATACGCATCTCTGCAAGCCTTGTGGACTTCCGCATCAAACCAGATGCTTTTGCTCATAGGGTTCTCCTTGTGGTTGAACGGTTTTGTCTGAGTCCGCCGGTGAAACGATCTCATTGCACAGTAGGACTGGAAGCAGACTCAGACAGAAGCGCTCAACCCTTTTGACTGCGGCCTGCTTGCCCCCAATGAACACAAGGAGACGGGCAAGCGAGGAACAAGGCCGCAGTCAGAAGGACTGTGCCTTCTGATGGATTAGTAGGTGGGAAGGCTTGCGATTAGGTACAAGCAAGCCAGGAAGGTTGTGATGGCCACGGCGATGGAGATCGGGCTATCGCCGTGCTTGTCGATCTGAGTGAGGCGGTCAAGCAACTTGCGCATCTTGATGCTCCTTTACTTCGGCTAGGAACTCGCTGGCGCGTTCGATGAATGCTTGAATTTGCGAGCGATCAGTATCAAATCGAAGCATCCAGCCCTTTTGTCTGATCGTCATCCCGTCGCCCTTGTCCCACTCAAGCAACCTGTAAGTCGGCTTTTTAGGACTGATCAGCAAACTCATATCCAAGGCACTCACGTCGCAGATGAAGTCGACCAGATCAATGTCTTGCAAAAAAGTTTTGTACTGGCCAAAGCCGCCGATGTCGATGTCAACCTTCTTTCCGTCGCGGCAGTTCATGGTCAAATCCGTGCCTTTTTCAATCTCGACCTTGTAGCCTTCAACGGGTTTGAACCTTTTGGCTTGTGTCATGCCGATGCCTCCGTAAAGTCGTACTTGTCCTCGAACCATTCCCAGAGCTTTACCGAGCCGTCCCAGTCGAGGTCGAACTCTTCGGTAGCGACCATGTCAACGATCTCGGCGGCCGTGTCAGCATCAACCTCGTCGAAGATGCCTTCATCGACCATCCGCGTGAGTTTCTGACGGGCCTCCCAGACTAGGTCGGGTTTGTAGTAGCGCATGGTTTTCTCCATGAAAAAGACCCACTGAAACCAGTTCTTCGGAAAAACCTAAAAACTGGCTTCGATTGGCCTTTTCGCCGGAGAAGAGCAGAGGTGATTCACTCCGCCATGTAGCCCACACTCGGGCATCTAAACCGGTTGCGCGTGTTGACTGTGCGCTTGCTTGGGCCGTTAGGTCAGGTCGTCATCCCCACTCAGGCACCACGGGACTTGCACCCGCTTTGCACGCGCCTTCGGTGACGCTTGTTTTTAGTTCACCTAAATGATGTTAGACAAAATTGACTTCATCACTTAAGTTGACTTCATTATAACTAAACGCAAAGATTAGGCAAGTCTAAAGGCGTGCATTAGGTGAGCCTAAATGTCACAAGTTGTAAATTGCAGACAATGGGCAACAAAAAAGCCGCCAAAAGGCGGCTTGCGTTGGGTTCGTCAAATTAGAAAGGGGCACTGCCGGATCGTTCGATCACACGACCCACAAGGAAAAATCTATCTAGGTCTGATACCTCAATAACTTCGTCTTGAGGTTGCTCTGCTGGATTTTCAGAGTGCACCACAATCGACCCATTTAGCTTGGCATAAAGTCGCTTCACACGAACGGATTCGCCATAACAAAAGATGTAAATCTTTCCATTGACGATTTTCTGACCCGGGCGGCAGTCGCAAAGTATTCTGTCGCCATCAAAGAGAATTGGCACCATGCTATCGCCATGCACTTTGAAGCGTCGGCAGTCCTTTGACTTGACGCCTTGGCTTTTCAGCCAATCTTCTCGGTACAGTGCCCGCCGAATCTCGGTGACTTCTTCATAACTTGGAGTAAAGCAGTCGCCAGCACCAAAAGTGATTTCGTATTCTGGAATTTCGACAAAGCCATCGGGCGTCGATTCTTCTTCATAGATTTCGCCAACGCCTGCGGCTTTTTCTCCTTTCCCTGTCGTGAGCCACAAGGCGTTCACACCTAAGAACATTGCGGCTTTGATAGCCGAAACGGCGTCAAGACTTTTCGTCTTCCCGTTAAACCATGCTGTGACTGATGCAGGAGCGACCTGACAGTATCTAGCGAGTTCTGCTTTTGACTTACCAGACTCGGCCAGAGCTTCAGCAATGCGGTCTTTGAGTTCTGATGGCATACATCCTCCTTTTTAGATAAGCCTAACCAAAACAAAAAATTTCCGCTCATTAGCACTAAGGTAAGATTTAGGTATAATAAAGCATCAATTAGGCTAACCTAAAACAGGAGTTTTAAGCATGGCAAAGCTTGCCACTCGGCGTTTAGACCCAGAGCGATCGGCCGAGATCATCGAAAGCCTGGGCGGTACATCCGAAGTCGCACGACTTTTTGGGATCAGCGCTCCGAGCGTTACAGAATGGAAAAAGTCGGGGATACCTGACTATCGGCTTCTTGTGCTTCAAATCAAGCACAAGAAGAACCCTGCCGTTCGTAAGTCTTTCGACTTCAATCCGTGCGAAGTGCGCGCATAAGGACATAGCCATGAGTGGGAAAGCTATGTCTTGGTCTAGGACGGTCAAAGTAGGATCGTCCAGCGCAAAGCAGGTGCTGCGAGAGCTTTGCATCAGTCAAAACGAATTGACTGGTCAATGCACGTTATCGATCAATTCTTTGATCGAGATCACCGAGCTTTCCGAAACAACGGTTTTGAAAGCACTTGCCACTCTCAAGGCGAGAGGCTTTATCCAAGTTGAAAAAGTAAAGACCCAAAACGGGTGGGGAAATTCCTACAGCTTTCCTCTGCTGGAGAGTACCCCTAAAAATGAGGGTACCCCCAATTCTAGGGATACCCCAAAAATTAAAGGTACCCCCAGTTTTGATGGTGAGGGTACCCCCAATTCTAGGGATACGGGTACCCCTAAAACTAGGGATCTAAAAAAAGAAGAAAAAAAAGAAAAAAGTATGTACGCGCCTTCTGTTGAAGTCGCTCATACGTCTGTTTCTTCAAAACCCGCCAAAAAGGAACCTCAAGGCTCTCGCTTAACCCTCGAAGAGCTACCTGATGAGTGGTACTCCGAGTGCCGTCGCATCCAGCCAAAGGCAGACCCCAACAAAGTCTTCGAGGAGTTCCGAGACCACTGGATCTCACAGCCTGGTGCAAAAGGCCGCAAGTCCGACTGGACGGCTACATGGCGGAACTGGTGCCGGCGCATCAACACCAGAGACCTTGAACGTGTCGGGTACGATCCCGGGCGAGCGCAGTTCATGGTGAAGCCCGAGCCTGTGAACCCCTTCAAGGTTACGCCGCAGAACTGCCCGCCTCGCCAGAAGACCGAGGAGGAGCTGGAAGCAGAACGCTCTTTCGACCTTTTCGAGCGCGTGCTCAACGGGGAGGTGTGAATGATCCCAAGTCTCAAAACTCTTGGCTCTGACTACTGGCGAGTTCACACGGTGGCCTTCGACTTTGTAGACCGTGCTTCCGAGCGATTTCACGAGGTCAAGCATCCCTGCACGGGAGAACGCCTCACGGTGCTTTTGGAATCGCGCGACGAGATTGTCGGAGCTGACTTCTCTTTCTGCCAAGGCCGAACAGTCTGGATCGACGCCAAGCCTATCGACTATCGACGAGCACGCCTCCTATGGAAGGAGCTTCAAAAGCTCGAAAACCGACCGTCTGCGATCTACACGCATGACGAGCACGGCCTGCTCATGTACGACTTCATCACACAAAAAAGGACGAATTTCTATGCAAAGCCTTCAGCCTGAAATCGTGAATTTCGACGACCCTCAAGACTACCGAGACGCTTACGATCAGCTTCAGATCCAGACTTGCCTGCGCAAGCCTGAAGCCTTCGAAGACGGCATGTGCTGCATCCTTGAAGGCCGTTTTACTGGCGACCATTTTCCTCTCGAAAATCGACTGGCTTTCAGAGATGGAGAGTTAACGATTTGGGGCGGCATAAATGGCCATGGCAAAAGCTTGCTCACAGGACAGCTCGCTTTGCAGCTGGCGGACGCAGGTCACAAGTCCTGCATCATGTCCCTTGAGATGGAGCCGAAGCGCACGCTTTTCCGCATGTGCCGCCAGTGGCTCGGCCACTATCCGAAGACATACGACGATGTGAAGCGGTTCCTTGCCCGGTACAACGAGAGCCTTTTGCTTTTCGACTACGTTGGCGCTCTCGATCAGTCCATCATCTTCGGCGCGATTGTTGTTGCGGCCCAGCAGCGCTTTTGCCGGCACATCTTTATCGACAACCTCATGAGATGCGTGTCAGGTGAAGACGACTACAACAGCCAGAAGGACTTTGTGCAAGAGCTGTGCGCTATCGCTCGTCGCCTTGGCATCCATATCCACCTCGTGCATCACGTCCGGAAGGGCAAGGATGAGAACGAGGAGATCGGAAAGTTCAGCTTTAAAGGCTCCGGATCGATCATCGACCAAGCCGACAACCTCATCCTGATCCAGCGCAATCGCGCCAAGGAAAAGCGCCGAGAAGATCGCACGCTGACACCGGTTGATGATCGCTCAGAAGGCGATTCAATCCTGAGAATCGTCAAGCAACGAAATGGCGACTATGAAGGAAATCGGGCGCTGTGGTTCAACCGCAAGGCGGCGGCCTTTTGTGACAACCCCGACTGCAAGACACCGTGGGAGGTGTGATGACCATCCAGGTACTGAATCAGATCACGCTGTTTGCTCTGTCCGTGACCATCCTCGTTCAGGTCTTGACCTTGAGGCTCGTACTCAAAAAGATCGACTTGGTCCTGACTTTGATTGAGAACGCTTGCTCTAACGGAGGTGTGACAGAGGCCGAAATCCACATTCCTGCTGGATGTGTTGATGATGAAAAACGGCCTGAGACTTCCAACCAGTCTCGCCAGTCATCCGAAGAGGGCGCAGACCACTTCATGCACAAATCATTGGGTGCAGGAGCAATGCGATGACCCGGAATAGAGATTCTTTCGAGATCGACCGACAAGTCGCCAGGCATGAGCTTGAAACGAATAGCTGTAAACCCGTCTCGGGTTTGCACGCGGACTTGGTTGACATAGTAGAGACGGCTTTTTTCCATGGCTCTTTGCCTTACGGCGTAGTAGGCGGCTATAGCTGCAGCAATCGATCCGATTGCAGTAATCGCAAGTTCTAAAGAAATCACAGTTTCGCCTCCGTGGGCGTGGTTGGTTGTTGGCGCTCTCAATCATCTCACGGAGGCACCGAATCGAGAAAGTATGAAAAAAGTCCTTTTGTTTTGTCTGACCATTTCGGTCGCAATCCTCATCGGCGTGCTGACAAATGTGGCCGCTATCAAGCTGCTTCAGATGGCGGTCGATCTAAGCGTGTATGGCAAGGCTTTCGTCATGCTTGCCGTGAGCTCCGCCTATGCGATTCTTGGGATGAATCTTTTGATGAAGGAGTGATGTTCTGATGAGCCGAAGGTTTTTCAAAGCTCTGGCTTTTGCCATAGGTGCCGAGGCCATGCTCTTGGGAGTGCTCACATTTTTAGAGCATGCACCGTCGAGCTGGATGCGAGCTCTTGAGGCTTTTTTGTACTTAGTCGCTTCAATCGGCGCGCTCACATGGTGCTTCTACGAATACTTTGGAGACAAGAAATGAACTATGAGATTCGACTTTCTGGCGATGACGCTTTGACCATCATCAGCTTGCTTGAGAACGCCGGGAACGCTTCTCTGGCGGTCAAGGTCAGAGATCAGATGTACGCACAGCGTGATGCCTTCTTGGCCAATCTTTCAAAGCAGGCGCGACCAAATCCGGAAAAGCCGATGACGGATGCGCAGGCCGTTGACTATCTGCGCGAGATCTTCGGAGGTGCCCGATGAAAAAGGATCGGCTCCGACTGATCGAGGAGGAAGGCTACAGAGCCGCACGAGCAGGTGAGTCAAAGTCGATGCACCTGTATCACACACGAGACGAGCGCATGGCTTTTGAGGCCGGGTATTACAAGGGCACGATCGAGATCAACAGGGAACGAGAGGCGAGAAGGGAATGTACACATCAAAAGCAGGGCTATACGCAAAAGGTCGTTTAAAGACCGGCGAGATGAACCGAACCGAGGCGGCTTACCGAGATCACTTGGAAGCCGAGAAGAGATCCGGGAGCATCCTTGCATTTTGGTTCGAGCACATCAAGCTCAAGATCGCCGACAACGCATGTGGCTACACGCCTGACTTCATGGTGATGCGCTCTGACGGCGTGATCGAGCTGCACGAGGTCAAGGGCAGCCTGCGCATCTTCCAAGAAGATGCCAAGGTCAAAGCGAAGGTCTGCGCGGACATGTATCCGTTCCCTGTAAAGGTCGTTTGGCCGCGCAAAAAGAAAGACGGTGGCGGATGGGAAGAAATGCAGTATTGAGGAGGCGAGATGCTTTCAAAGAACGATGAGGAAATTTTTACAGACCGCCTCCGGAACTGGGGGCGGTGGGCCGCAGTTGGACGACATGCTAGATCCACGATCATTTACCGCATGATGGTTCAAGCTGGAGAGATTAAGTTGGAGCCTTCAGAGCCATATCGACAGATTGACATCTTTGATGCTCTTTTGGTGGATCGTGCTTGGAGGATGCTTGCTCAACGTCCGGCAAGATATTGGATAGCTAAGTGGGCACTGGTAGCCCATTACGCCTTCCCGTGGATGCCTGTCAGAAGTTTCATTGAGTGGGTTAAGAAAGAGACTCGGATCCAGTTCGGTCATGAAATTCGAATCAACAGCAAGGACTATGACATCTTGCTGGAGACCGCCAAGTATCAGATCTTTAACTTAATCAATTTGCATGCCAGCAAAAAATTGACATCAATTTGAGCTTGACAAAAGTTTCTAAAAGACTATATTTGAACCAAGAAAATTTGTAAGCCTGTAGTCAGTGCCGTGATTGGGAGCCGTATGGCTCCCTTGTCGCACCCGAAAGAAACAGAAAGTCCCGAACAATCGGGGCTTTTTTCTTTGGTGCTATTCTTGCGTAGAACCAACAACGCAAGGAGACAACCATGAAAAAGGGTTTGCTTTTGACTCTGGCCGGGGCCGCTTTGGCTCTGACTGGATGCAAGTCCGGTATTGATGTTCCTGTCAAGTTTTCAAAACTGCAAGTCGCCAATGAGACTGTGACAGCTAACCTGTATCTTGAGGTTCCGGCTTGTAAAGACCCGAACAGCGGACTTGACTCGACTCAATTGCTTGAGGCCAAGCAAAAGGTTGCTTTCGTTCTGAAAGGGTCTGAATACAAGAGCTGTTCCCGAGATGGATTCAGCAGTATCGCTCAATTTACGGTTCCTGTTCAAATCGGAACGCAAACGCTTGATCCAAAGGAAGGTATTAGCGTCGGATTCTGGAACAATCAGGTTATTTATGTCTTTGTATCTGAAGCCGTGCGCGGTCAACTCAAGAAAATCATGGGTAGATCGTTCGGTTTTGATCCGAATGATTTCGCTGTTACAGTCTGGGTGAAGAACGATTCTGGAAAACAGCAAGATTTCAGAATTCCGAGTGCTCTTCTTAAACAAGAAGGATATAAGCCAGAACCTCTGCACCAGCGAAATGTTGGGTTAAAGCCTGGCTCAATTGTTGGGTTCCAATTGTCGAACATTGCTTCAATGTCATTGCTTGATGAGAATGGTCCAGGCAATGCAGAAGCCCTGAGATTGCTTGAGCCGATCAAGTAGTCAAATTAATTTTTCAAGCCGCTGTGTCGTTTGCACGGCGGCTTTTTTACGTCTATGGCAAATGAAAAAAACCTCAAGCCGGTCACTCAGCGAACGAAGAGCGAAGCAAGAGAGATCAGCAAAAAAGGTGGCGTTGCGTCTGGCAAATCCAGACGGATGCGCAAGACCTTCAGAGAGCTTCTGAAGATCGCTCTTGAGATGCCGTCAGCCAATGGCGTCACAAACGCCGAGGAGATCGTCGCCAGCATGATCCGGAAGGCTCAGGGCGGCGATGTGAAGGCGTTTGAAGCTGTACGCGACACCATCGGCGAAAAGCCGGCAGACGTGATCGAGACACATGAGAAAGCGCCGGAAGGCATGACTGAGATGTATGCCTGGCTCGCGCAGATGAAGAAATGAAGCCTATTGAAGCTTTCGCTGAACTGTACTCACCGCACCGCTACAAAGTCTTTTATGGCGGGCGTGGTTCCGGTAAGTCTCAGGCGGTTGCTCAGGCCCTAACTTTCTTGTCGTCCAACATCAACTTGCGCATCTTGTGCTGTCGCGAAGTCCAGAACTCGATCAAGGACTCGAGCTATCAAGTCCTAAAGGACATGACAGAAAAACTCGGGATCGGGCATGAGTACAAGTTCACTGAGTCGGAAATCCTTCACAAGCGAACCGGCAGCCGATTCATCTTCAGCGGCCTGCTGCGCAATGAGAACAGCATTCGCTCAAAAGAAGGTATCGACATCTGCTGGATCGAAGAAGCCTCCAGCGTCTCGCAGACTTCTTGGGACGTGCTGACGCCGACGATCCGAAAGCCCGGATCCGAGTTATGGCTCACTTTCAACCCCTTAACGGTTGATGACCCGACAAACGTCTTTTTAGAGAACCCTCCACCAGATGCCTATGTGCGCAAGGTCAACTACTGGGACAATCCATATTTCCCAGACGTACTACGCCAGCAGATGGAATGGGACAAGGCTAACGACTATGAAAAGTACCTCCACATCTGGGAAGGTTATCCGCTCACGATCAGCGAAGCCCAAGTCTTCAAAGGACGGTTCTCGGTCGAAAGCTTCGACGAAGACCTCTGGCAAAAAGCAGATCGACTCTTTTTTGGCGCGGACTTCGGATTTGCCCGCGACCCTTCGACGCTGGTCAGGTGCTTCATCTACGATCGCTGTCTGTACGTCGACTACGAAGCATATGGCACAGGCGTTGAGATCGACGAACTCCCAGCGCTCTACGATTCAGTCCCCGGGTCAAGGAAATGGCCAATCAAGGCAGACTCGGCGCGTCCCGAAACGATCTCTTATCTCAGAAGCCGAGCAGGCTTCCAGATCTCGCCGGCCACAAAGTGGCAAGGCTCGGTCGAAGACGGGGTCGCATACCTGAAGGGCTTTGACAAGATCGTGATACATCCGCGGTGCCAGCACACCGCAGACGAGTTCAAGCTCTACAGCTACAAGGTGGACAAGGTCACTAACGAGGTGCTTCCGGTCATCGTGGACAAGCACAACCACATCATCGACGCCATCCGCTATAGCCTCGATGGCTACATCACTCAAGCGGGCTTGGACGAATGGGCGGCGCTAGGTCGCCAGCAAACGCCTCTTTTTGGAGCATTTTGATGAGCAAAATCAGCAGACGCCGTAGTCGCGCTCCGAAGGGGGTGCGCCTCGGTGACTCTTACAACTTCGGCGGCTTCGGTGGGTACAACGGCGGATACATGAATCCGTTGTTGCGCATCGGCATGGCATCGACTGCGCAGGCTGGTCAGTACAAGCCAGGCTTTAAAACCTTTGACCGCACCGCTCTTGAGTATGCCTATCAAACCTCATGGATCTGCGGCCTTGCGGTTGACGTGGTGGCCGAAGACATGACGCGCGAAGGCATCGACATCCAGGAGGCCGATCCTCAGGTGATCGATCTGATCGAAGCCGCGATGGACAACTTCCGCATCTGGGACTCGATCTCGGATGCCATCAAGTGGTCTCGTCTTTATGGCGGCGCTTTGGCTGTCCTGCTTGTCGACGGCGACGATATGCAAAAGCCGCTCGACATCGATCACATCCCGAGAGGCAGTTTCAAAGGCTTAATGGTTCTTGACCGCTGGCAGGTCACGCCGTCGCTGTCCGAGCTTGTCGAAGAGATGGGGCCGAGCTTCGGAATGCCGAAGTACTACACGGTCACGAGCGACGCTCAAATCGTTCTGAAAGGACGCATCCACCACTCTCGTGTGGTGCGCTTTGAAGGCCGCAAGCTTCCGTACTACCTGCGATCTGCCTACCAGACGTGGGGCGCAAGCGTGCTCGAACCGCTTTTCGACCGCATCGAAGACTTCGACATGGTCAGCAAAGGCGCGGCACAGCTCGTGAGCAAGACCTATTTGCGCTATTACAAGGTTAAGGGTCTTCGACAGATCATGACGAACTCTGCGCTGGCGGAAGGCTTCCTGAAGCAGATGGATCAAGTCCGCTTCTTCCAGTCAACCGAAGGCATGACGCTAGGCGATGCGGAAGACGATTTCCAAACCTTCAGCTACACCTTCACGGGTCTTCCGGAAATTATGTTGCAGTTTGGGCAGCAGATCTCCGGTGCTCTCGGTATTCCGCTCGTGCGCCTCTTCGGACAGTCTCCAGTCGGCTTCAACTCCACCGGAGAGGCCGATTTGCGGATGTACTACGACAACATCAAGCACGACCAGAACTCAGACTTGCGCCCGGGCCTGAAGCGCATCTTGCGTGCGCTGTATGCGTCCGTCATGGGCAAGCCCTCACCGAAGGACTTGAGCTTCGAGTTCAAGACACTTTGGCAGATGACGAACGAGCAGAAGGGCCAAGCGGCAACGGCCTTCACAGGTGCCATCCTGCAAGCCTTCCAAGCCGGTGCGATCTCCGAGCCGATCGCCATGCAAGAGCTCAAGAAGCTTGCCGGCACAGTTGGACTCTTCGGCTCGATCACGGACGAAGACATCGACAAGGCGAAGGCCGAGGATGACCTTCAGCTTCCAGATCTACAGGACTTTTTGAATGGCGAAGGTGAAGGACAACACGTTCCGGGAGCCAACGAAAACAGCGTCTCTGGACAAGTGGTATCGAAGCCAGCTGCGCAAAGTCAGCCGCATGGTGGACTTGATCGCTCGTGAGTACTACGACGAGACTGATCCGGAAGGAATGGCCGCTCTTATCCAGGAGCGGCTTTTTTCGTACTCGGACACCATCGACGCATGGGCGACCGCGGTCGCGACGACCATGCTCAAGCGGGCGTCACAGGCCGACTACGACGTGTGGCGCAAGGTCGGTCAGGAGCTGTCGACAGACGCCAAGCGGATGCTCAAGTCTGATGCCGTAGGTTCTACCTTCGACAAGCTTCAGGCCGAGCAGGTCGAGCTGATCAAATCGATTCCGCGAGATGCCGCGCAAAGGGTTCACGACTGGGCGGCCAAGGGCATGACCGAAGGAACACGTCCGGATGTGATTGCAAAGAAGATCAGAGACGAGATCGGCGGCGTCACAGAGTCGCACGCGCTTTTGATCGCACGTACCGAAACTGCCAGAGCGCGAAGCAACTTCACAGAGGCCAGAGCAAAGGCTGTGGGCTCTACCGGCTACATCTGGCACAGCGTTCACGACAGCGGAACGCGAGACAGACATCGTGCGCTTGATGGAACGGTTCAGACGTGGAAGAAGCCGCCGATTTCCGATTACGGCAAAGGCGGCGCACCAGTCCGTAGTCATCCCGGCTGCATCTGGAATTGCCGCTGCTGGGCAGAGCCAATTTTCCCAAGAGATTTAGATGAGAAAACGAAAGTTTAAAGACGGGCAGGTTCTGACAGAAGAAAGCCTGAGTCCGCACATCGAGCGGACGCGCGAAGGCTACTTGCTTTGCAAAGACGTGCCGATCAGCCGCGTGGGCGAGTTCGAGTACACACCGCTCGAAGCCGGCATCCGCGGCAAGGGCGGCAAGGTCATCCTTACCCGTTCTCCAGAAGAACTTTTCAAGCCCGAGACGATTTCGAGCTTTGAGCTCAAGCCAGTCGTCATCGGCCATGACCGATTTGCTGATCCGAGTAACTGGAAAGAGATCTCGGTCGGAATTGTCAAGAACGTCCGGCAAGGCAAAGACGCTGAAAAAGGTCTTTTGCTTGCCGACTTGCTCATCACCGCCAAAGAAGGCATCGACCTCGTCGAGAGCAAAAAACTGCGCGAAGTCTCGTGCGGCTACGACTCTATGACCGTGGACGATGGCGGCGGTCGAGGGCATCAGGAGGCCATTGTGGGCAACCACGTGGCGCTGGTTTCCCGTGCACGTTGCGGGAGTGTTTGTAGTGTGAGAGATGGATTCATGAAAACGAAGGAAAGTCTCAAATCGAAGCTCCGTCGCATTTTCCGTGACGGGGACGAAGAAGATTTCAACAATACCTTGGATGGCCTTGAAGTGAAGGAGTGCGGCGACGACGATGTCCCGCCTGCTGCACCGGCACCTCAGCCGACTGCCGAGGAAGTGCTCAAGACTCTGGCCGCGCAGGTCGCCGAGCTGGTCAAGCGCGTGGAAGCAATCGAGTCTGCCAAGGTGGCCGATCAGGACGATCAGCCGCCCGCAGAGACTGAGCCTGTTGTGGACGAAGAAGCGCAGGTCGTTCCGGACGAAGAAGCCCAGCAGGTCATTGCTGATGCCGAAGAGCTCGCGCCTGGTATGCAGAAGCCCGCTTGTGACTCTGCTGACGGCCACTTCACCCGCGGTCTCATCCGCCGTGTTCAGCGCAACGCTTTGAAGATCGCCGGCGTACAGAAGTTTGGCGACACCGCATCGATGACCGGTCAGGTGCTCGACATTGCCTTCAAGGCCGCTGTCGATGCTCACCGCGCAGGCCGCAACCCCACGCCGCGAATTGGCGACGGCGACACTCAGCCGCAGCCTGAATCGCTCAACGAACGTTTCAAGAAATTCTGGAATCAGTAAGGAGGACTTTATGTCTCAGTTCATTGGCACCCGCATGCCTGAAGGTTTTGCGGGCACGCTCACCCGCGGCGAGTTCGACTACACCGCGGAAACCAAGGTCAACGGCGGCCTGACTGCCTACGGTGTTCCGGTCAAGATCGATGCTTCGACCGGCAAGGCCGTTCCTTGCACCGCCACGTCTGACGTGGTGCATGGCTTCACGATGCGCGAAGTCGGCCAGTCCAACCTCACGGGCATTGCTCTGGCTCCCGTCGTATCCATTCTGCGCCGCGGCTATCTGCTTGTTTCCGCTGAAGGCACGCCCGCAGTTGGCGGTCAGGTCTATCTGTCTGCTACCGGCACTCTGACGGCCGACAGCTCCAGCACGACCGCGATCCCTAGTTGCAAGTTCTGCAAGGCTAAGAACGCCGAAGGGCTTGTCGAAATCGAATTCAACATTTAAGGAGGCAACATGCCTGTAATGCGATTTGGCGACGCAGATGTCGCTTCCACCGGCGCTTTTCTGATCGGTGAACTTGAACGCTTTGACCCGCAGATCTACGAACCGATTGCGGATTTCACTTGGTCGCGTGATGTCCCCGTCCGCGAAGACGTGACGATCGCTGACGAAGTTTCGTCCTTCATCACGTCCGAGTATGCCGGCGGAACGTCCGGCACCGGCCACGGTACCAAGGCTTGGGCGGCTCAGAAGTCCGGCACCATCCCGAAGATTGATGTCGGCTTTACGAAGACGACCCATCCGATCATTCCGTGGGCGATGGACGTCTCCTACTCCATCATCGAACTTCAGAAGGCCATGCAGGCCGGCCGTCCGATCGATACGCTGAAGCTTGAAGCTATGCGCATGAAGCATCAGCGCGACATCGACGAGCAGGTTTACATCGGCGACACCGAAACCGGCGCAACCGGTCTTTTGAACAACCCGTCGGTTGGCAAAGGAAATATCGGCACTTTTGATCCGGATACGGCTTCTGCTGATGATTTCCTGGACATGATCAACACGGTTCTCAAAGCCTCTTATCAGGCCACCGAGTACAACCGTGTTCCGGACACGATTCTGCTTCCGCCCGACATCATGACGTTCTTGTCTAAGCCTATGGTCGTCGGTGGTACGCCTCTGGCTATGACGGTGGCCGACTGGGTGCGTGACAAGTCTCTGACCTATACGGTCACGGGCAAGGCTTTGACCATGAATCCTTGCCGCTGGCTTCGTCTGAATGGCGGTTTCGGCTTCGACAAAGGCCGCATTGTCGCCTACACGAACGCCCGCGATGTTGTGCGCTTCCCGCTTGTGAAGATGCAGAACACGCCGGTGCAGTTCCGTGGTCTCGACCAGTCGACGATCTACTACGCCGCCCTTGGCCAGGTCGAACTCGTTCGACCTGAAATGGTTTACTACGGCGACATGGCCGACTAAGCCGAAGAGGAGGGGCCATGAGTCACAAGCTCACCTACGAAAGCTTCATCGAAGCCTTTCCGGAATTTTCGGACGATGTCGCTTGGCCTATCACGCGAGTGCAGTCCCGCATCGATCTGTCGAACTGCTTTGTGCGCGTGCGTGACGACTTTTGTGATTCCGCCGCGAATCACATTAAAGGTCTGTATGTAGCACATTACCTTGCGGCTCAAGGTCCCTCATCGGAGTCCGGCAAGCTCGTGCAGAGTGCCGGCGGCACCGGCATCGTTTCAAGTAAGAGTGTCGACGGGGCTTCGGTCTCTTTCGACACCTCTACAGGAGCGGAGCAAGGTGCAGGCTTCTGGAACGTGACGGTCTATGGCCGTGAGTACTGGCAGCTCATCCAGATGATGGGGGCCGGAGGTGTGCAGATATGATCAAGACGGTTGTGAGCGTCAAGCGCACGGCCGGCACGCCTTTGAACGCTTCTTTGAAGGAGCTGAAAAAGACATTGATCTATGTCGGCATCCCTCGCGGTTCTGACGGTGATGCACGAAGTGACGGCGGGCCGCCGAACTCGGATCTTGGATGGATTCACGAAAAAGGATCTCCAGCCGCAGGCATTCCGCCGCGTCCTTTTTTGGAGCCGGGTGTCGAGTCCGTGAAAGGCAAGCTTGCGGACCGTATGGGACAAGCGATTACGGCGGCGCTTAAAGGCAATGAAGCCGCGATGGATGCTTATCTGGAAACCGCGGCAATTGAGGCTGAATCGGCCGTGAAGGGATACATGCACGACGGCAAATTCGCGCCTCTGTCTCCGAACACGATTCGTTCCCGCAATCGCTCTCGCGGTACAAAGGACAAACGTCCAGGCGAGGCAGAAGGTACGGCATCCGTACAGCCTTTGATCAATACGGGCGCTTTGCGAGACGCCATCATGGCGATGGTTCATAAGGAGTAAGAGATGGCTTTACTGGATGTTTCAGAGGTCATTTCTGACCCGCTATTTACTTCGCCTGTTACGCTGATCGTGCGCGAAGAGTCTGAAGACGAAGATGGCCAGCCAGTCTGGACGGAAACGGACAAGTACGAGGTTCAGGCCGTTGTGACTTCGGATATGAAGACGCTTGAGCGTCTGCCCGAAGAGATACGCCGAGTCGGATCGATCGTCGTGCGTTTCCTTGTCAAGGACGCTCCAACCTTCCAAGGCCGTGCGCACGATTGTGTCGTATGGCGCGGCAAACGCTTTGCGATCAATGACTGTGCCGATTACACGAAGTTTGGTCAGGGTTTCCTGCGTCTGATCTGCTCCCCTGAGGAGGCGTCCGATGGCGGTTATTGACTCTCGAACTCCCGGCTACATGAAGCCGCTTGAGCAGTCAGCTCTTGATCTTGAGAGCGTGCTCATCGACTTTGTGTCTGAGCTGACGGGGCTTCCAAAGAATCGAATCCGATGGGCTTGGAAAGCACGCCCGGGTAAACCGATTTCTTTCGACGATGACTGGTGCGCGATTGGACTTCAAAAGGTCACTTCGGCCCAGCCTTATCGAAAGGGGAAGAAAGGTGACATCGAGCAGGCGGACTCGGGCGACACGACTCAAGTTACGCATCAGACCCTGACAGTCTCCTTCAGTTTCTACGGTCCGACTGCCTCCGAGCTTTCGGACCTTTTTCGTGATGCCGCGCAGCTCGATCAGAACTTCCGCTATCTGAATGGCAAGGGTTTGACCTTGCAGTCCGTGAGCGACGAAGTTCAGCGCATGCCCGACCTTGTCGGCAACCAGTGGCGAGATCGCTATGTGCTTGAGCTGAAGCTCGGGCGCGTCGTGACCCGCCGTTACGGCGTCCGCACGATTGCATCGGCGGGCTTTGAAATCTATACGGAGAAAGGGAAACTATGACGAATTCCACTCTTCCAGTCTCTCGCGTCGTTTCGGTGAGCGTCTCGATGAGTCCGACTGCGGCACGTGGCCGCAACTTCGGCGCGATGCTCATGCTCGGCGCGTCTGACGTAATTGATACGGATGAGCGCATCCGGATCTACTCTTCCATCGAAGATATTGCGACGGACTTCGGCGTCGATGCGCCGGAATACAAAGGCGCACAGGCGTTCTTTGCTCAGTCTCCGCAGCCGACGACCTGCTACGTCGGTCGTTGGGCAAAGACGGCCACGAATGGCTTGCTCAAAGGCCGCATCTTGGCTTTGTCCGAACAGCAAATCAGTCTTTTCACATCCATTCAAGACGGCGCTTTTGATGTGACGATCGACGGTTCTGTCGTGAATGTCACGGATGTCGATCTGCAATCTTGCTCGAACCTCAACGCAGTTGCGAGCGCAGTTACTGAAAAGCTTCAGTCCAAGGGAACCTGCCTTTGGATGGGCGACCGCTTTGTGATCCGCTCTGCGACGACCGGCACCACGTCCTCGGTCTCGACCGTGACGAACACAGGGCTTTCGGCACAGATGGGTCTGGAAGCCGGTACCACGATGGTCAACGGTGCGCAGGCCGAATCGCTTGAAGAAGCTGTCAACGTCCTGCTTGACTACCCGTCTTGGTACGGCCTCTATCTCTGCGAAGACGCGGAAGATGACGACATAATCGCGGTGGCGAACCTCATCCAGGCCGCTTCTCCGTCTCGCATCATGGCCTTCACGACTGCCGACACGGCAGAGCTTGACGGCGCACGCGAAGATACGCTCTGCTCGAAGCTCAAGTCCGCAGGCATCAATCGTGCCATCGCGGTCTACACGTCGAGCGGTCAGGCAGCCGGTGCTTCCGTACTTGGGCGCATGGCCACGGTGAACTTCAACGGTAGCAATACGACCATTACTTTGAAGTTCAAGCAGCTTCCGGGTGTGCCGGCGGAAAACCTCCGCACTTCGCACGCGGATAGCTTGAAGGACAAGAACGTCAATGTCTTCGCGGCGTATCAGAACGACACGAGCATCCTTCAGGAAGGCATCACGTGCGGCGGTTGGTTCATTGACGAAACGCACGGTCTCGACTGGCTTCAGGACGCTGTGCAGACGGCAGTCTGGAACTTGCTCTATACGTCCACCACGAAGATCGGTCAAGACGAAGCAGGCTCTACCGCACTGGTGTCCTGCATCTCCCGAGTGCTCGATCAGGGCGTTACCAACGGTTTGATTGCTCCTGGCGTATGGCATGGTGATGAGTTCGGCGAACTCTCGCAGGGCGATACGCTCTCGACCGGTTATTACGTCTATATCCAGCCCTTGGCTGAACAGCTTCAGGCAGACCGCGAGGCTCGCAAGGCTCCTGCGATTCAGGTCGCAGTCAAGCTGCGCGGCGCTATTCACTTTGTGGACGTGTCGATCATCGTCAACCGCTAAGGAGGTACTAAATGGCGACTTACTCTTTTCTGTCGGTCACGGCCTCTTTGACCGGTGCGACCGGATCTGTGGACTTGTCCTATGGCGCTTCGATCGCCAAGGAAGGCATCACGATCACTCCGACAGGCTCGCGCAACACAATGACGCCTGGTGCTGACGGCGAAGTGATGCACTCGCTGAAGGCCGACAAGAGCGGAACTGTCACGGTGCGTCTTTTGAAGACCAGTCCGCAAAACAAGAAGTTGATGGCGATGTTCAACGCCCAGCAGCTCTCTGCTTCGGCCTGGGGCAACAACGTCATCACGATTCAGCAACGCGACTCGGATGACTCGATTATTTGCCGAAGCGTGGCCTTCCAGAACATGCCGACGATTACCTTTGCTGAAGAAGGTGGTCTGATGGAGTGGACTTTCGACTGCGGCAAGATCGACGGAATTCTCGGCGAGTATCCGACAGGTGAATGATCATGGCAGACATGACAATCGGTGAGCATAAGTTCCGCTTTGGAAAGCTCAACGCTTTCGATCAGCTCCACGTCGCACGGCGCATTGCTCCTTTGGTGCATAGCGCCGTTTTTGCGGCCGGCCCGCTGAACGAAGCTCTTGTCGCCTTTGCCAAGGGTGACGAAAAGACTTCGGATGAGGCTATGGTCCGAGCCTTCATGCAGACGGCTCCCTTCCTTCAGGCGCTTTCACAGCTCCCTGACGAGGATGTGAACTTTGTCATCAAGAAGGCTTTGAGCGTGACCATGATCGAGCGCGGTGGGCACTTTGTCCCGTGCGTACAGGGCGGCGAAATCATGTGCGACGACTTGAGCCTGACCGACCTTTTGGCCGTGACGGTTCAATGTCTCATGCCTGTTCTACGCCCTATTTTGAGCGCGAGCGGTTTGTCCGCCGTCGTCTCTGCGCTCAAGGGATAGAGGGCTGGCAAAGCTTGCCGGACGGAGAGGATTTCCTCTTACGTCCGGTCGCCGCCGGCATGTGCAAGTTCGAGTCTTTGATCGACGGTACGCTGGACTTGGTCCACGTCCTGACGATGAACGAATATCTTGATAACAGGCTCCACAACGAGGAGCTTTTGAGGAAACGGCACCATGGCACTACTTGAAGGCTTCCTTGTTCGCCTCGGCTTCGAGGTCGATCAGGACTCGGCTGCCAAGATGAAGGACACGGCGCGCAAGTCTGGTGAGGCTGTGGCGGACATCGGCAAAAAGGCCGAATCAACAGGTCAAGCTCTTTTTGGCATCGGTCGCAAAGCCGCAGCTATGGGCGTAGCTCTTGGGGCGGCTGTGCTGAAAGCGTCTTCCGATCTCTCGAAGATGTACATGACGGCCGCTCGTTCCGGAACATCGATCACGAACATTCGGGCGATGGGCTACGCGCTGACTCAGGTCGGTGGAGACTCCGAGCAGGCCATGCAGAGCATCGAAACTCTGCGCACAAAGTTCCGTGACCTTCCCGGATTGGCGAGCGGTTTTGCATCGGCTTTCAACGTCAATGCTATTGATCGGCAGACGGGCAAGATGCGCGACATGGTGGACATCCTTACCGACCTTGGTAAGCAGTGGCGGAACCTTTCTTCGGCTGCTGTCTCGCAGCAGGCATCTTTCCTTGGCATCGACCCCACCACGGCGGAGCTAATCCGAAGCGGCGAGTTCGAGCGTTTCTACGCGCAAGGCAAAGAGATGCAAAAGCAGATGGGCGTCGATCTGGACGAGTCTGCCAAGCGAACCGCCCAGTTTATGAGCGACATCAACGCGATTTGGGAGACCTTTAAAGTCGGCTCGATCGACATGCTGACCAGTGCCGTCGGAGACTGGATGCACGGTTTTGCTCAGGAACTACCGGGACTCTTCAAGGCATTTCGTGAAGAGGTCGGGAAGTTCTTCAAAACACTCTTCGGAGAAGGCAATTTCTTTGTGAATGCCTACAAGGCGATAACAGGGATTTTTGACGATGACAAAGAGAAAGAAGAACCGCGCAAGGAAGAACCACGCCTCGAAGCCGAAAAGAAGTTTGTGACGGATTCCTCTGTGAATCCGGGTGATGATTTTTCAGGTTTGACTGACAACAACGAATCGCCCGAGTTCACGGGTTTGGAGGCTGGAGACGACTACGGCAATGCTTACGTCCCGAAGTCGGAACGCCAAGCCGAGGTTAAAAAGACTACAAACGAGTTCGGAAGCAAGGGATACCAGACCGTGCGCTTGACAGGGCGCGGCGAGGCAAAGCCTTTCGACTATCCAGGCTTTACTCAGCAAGCCGCATCATCTCCGACCTACGTCGAGTCTCCGGCTCAAGTCGTGACAACAGCCGCGAAAGAAAGCTCGCCGACAAGCGTGACCAACGACAATCGGCAGACTGTGGACAACAGCCAGAGCTCGCAGAGTTCCAGTGTTCAGGTCAATCAGTCGATCGTCATTAACGGCGCAGGCTATTCCTCGGCCGATGCGATTCAGCAGGCCGCCTATGACGGTACGCAGTCTGCTATCCGCGACTCTGCTTCAGTGATCCGATAGGAGGACACATGCCTTCACTACCCTACAGCATCGAGGCTCTGGTCTTTGGCCGAGAGCGCTCGATAGCCGGCATCGTGCCCGACGTCGTGATCTCTGAGACGCACTCGGACGAAGTAGTTGTCACGGAATACCCGGTTGACAGCGGGTCTCCGATGGCCGACCACGCCTATAAAAAGCCGGCTGACTTGACCTTGAGTTTTGGATGGTCTGACAGCTCGACGCTTTTGAACTCGGTTCTGTCCGGATCGATCTTCAAAGGCGTCCGCACGACCAAGGACATCTACGAAAAGTTCCTGGAGCTGATGAACGCCCGCCAGCGCATCGATGTGAGCACCGGCAAGCGCAAGTACAAGAACATGATGATCGTGAGCTTGAGAACGACATCAACGGTTGAAACAGAAAGCGCGCTGATCCTTGAGATCGGACTGCGTGAAGTGCTCACGACTGAAGCGCGGACGGTATCGCTTCGGCCTGAAAAAACGGCCAACGCTTCGCGGTCGACAGCCGTCACAGATGGCGGATCAAGGAGTGTGACGAATGCCACGGTATGAAATTCCACTTTCTGAAGGCTGTCAGCGCTTCACGGTTGAACTGGGCGAGCGCACTTTGACGCTTGTCCTGATCTACCGATACGCCAACCTGGGCGGCTGGTACTTGGACATTTATGACGATGAGAACGAGCTGATGATCGGCGGAATACCGCTTGTCATTGGGCGCGATCTTTTGGAACAGTACCAGCACATGGGACTTGGACACTTGACCGCATCGCTCGACGGCGGATCGACTTCGGATCCGACCTACGAAGAGATGGGGTCAACGGTGCATCTCTACTGGGAGCCTGAAGATGGCTGAGAACTGGATCAGGTACTTCAGGTTGACCGTGGCTCGTGACCGTACCAATACACAGGCTTTGGACTTTAGTAGCTACCACGTGACCTTTGAGATCTCCCAAGCGACTGTGGCACAGCCTTGCACAGCCCGCATCCGGATCTACAACGTCTCGGACGCAACGTTGGCACAGATCAAAGGTCTCGGACAGCGCGTGATCGTCGAGGGCGGCTATCAAAGTCATCACGGCAAGATCTTCGAGGGCAATCTCGTCTGGAAGATGACAGGGCGCGAGTCTCAGACTGAGACCTTTGTGGAGCTGACTGCTACGTCGCAATGGAAGGCTCACAAGTACGCTGTTGTGAACGTTTCGCTTCCTGCCGGCACGGGCACAAAGGAACAGCTGGACGAAGTAGTCAAGGCGTTCAAAGAGAAAGGCGCAACGTCAGCCAAGCTTCCGGAGATGACAGGATCACAGCTTCCGCGCGGGCAGGCCATTTTCGCAATGGCCCGAGACGTGATGGACGAGGTGTCTGAAACCACGGGCATGCAGTGGGGCTACACGGATACAGGCATCGTGGCAGTCCCGAACGACGGGAGGCTGAAAGACCGTGCCATCGTCATCAACTCACAGACGGGCATGGAGCTTCGGCCCACGGTCACGATCGGAGGCATCCAAGTCAAGTGCCGACTGAATCCGGATCTTGAAATCGGTCGGACGGTTCAGCTCGATAACTCCACGATCCAGCGCGGTGAGTACCAGACGGGATTTGGCAATACGCAGAGCTTCGGTAACTACACGGCGACCAACCAAATGATTTCAAGCAATGGCCTGTACAAAGTCCTGTCGCGCGTACACACGGGCGACAACTACGGGTCTGACTGGACAACAACGATCAAGTGCGAGGGTGTGAACGCCGCGGTTACGCCGGGAATGCTCTCGACTGAAAGCTACACGTACATTAGCAATGGCTGAGAAGGTTACGACAAAAGAACGCGTAGGCAATGAGCGCGTAATGGCGAGATCAATTGCGCAGACCGAGCTCTTGAAGACTTACGTCGCAATGCCGGGCATCGTGCAGAGCTTTGATGCTGAGGCTTTAACTGTTGTCGTCCAGCCCGCGATTCAGGGCAAGCAAGAGCTTGAAGATGGGACGGTGCAGGCCGTGAATCTTCCGCTCTTGCAGGATGTTCCGGTGGTCTTCCCGCATGCAGGCGGTTGCTCGATCACGTTCGCGGTGAAGCAAGGCGATGAGTGCCTGGTGGTCTTTGCAGATCGGTGCATCGATGCGTGGTGGCAGCTCGGTGGCGTACAGCCGCAGTTGTGCGGACGCTATCACAGTCTTTCAGACGGCTTTGCCATTCTCGGCGCCTGGTCTCAGGCCACGAAGATCGGTCAGGTATCGACCGAGCGTATCGAGATCCGAAGCGATGACCGAGAGGCTTTTATCTCGATCCATCCGGAAACTCACGACATCGAGCTGACAACGTCCGGCAAGGTCGATGCGACGATTGCCGGGACGCTTGCGGCAACTGTGTCAGGTGACGTGACTTTGAAAGCGCCGAAGGTGACGCTCGACTCACCAGAGGTGCACATCACAGGTCAGCTTATGGTCGATCAGCTCATCACGGGATCAGGTGGCTTCACGGTTTCTGGTGGCAATGGCGTGATCGCTACTGGCGACATCGCTTTGACGGGCTCGATGACATCGACGGGCGACATTTCGGCAGGCGGTATCAGTCTGACTACGCACGTTCACTCAGGCGTTACGCCGGGCGGCGGCAATACGGGAGAACCGGCATGAGAGTGAGAAAACTGGATGCCGACGGCGATATGCAGTTCGGACATGGGAGTTTGGACATCTACAAAGACTCTGCCGAAGGCGTCGCGCAGTGCGTCATGACACGTCTTGCGCTCTGGCAAGAAACGTGGTTTCTCGATGTCGACGAAGGTACGCCGTGGCTTCAGGATGCGCTAGGCAAGCGGATGCTTGTCGAGAGCGTCGTCAAGGATCGCATTCTGGGCACCGATGGCGTTGAGTCGATCGAGGACTTTGAAGCAATCCTGGATCCGGACACGCGACGAATCACCATCACAGCCACCATCAACACGATTTACGGGTCCACTTCTGTGGAGACATCTTTATGAGCGCAGTTTTTGAAGTCACACAGAACGGCATTACAGCGCCAGCCTTTGACGAAGTTTTGGAGTACTACCAAGGCAAGGCGCGTGAGATCTTCGGCAGCGACATCGTCATCACGCCTGACTCACAGGACGGGCAGATGATCTCGATCTTCGCGCAAGCTTTGGCAGACGTGAATGCGCAGGCGGTTGTGGTTTATAGCGCCTTTAACCCGTCGACTGCAAAGGGTGTGGCACTGGATACTGCCGTCAAAACCAACGGCCTGACACGTCACACAGCCACGCACTCGACAGCCGACTTGCGAATTGTTGGTCAGGCTGGCACAACCATCCGAAACGGAGCGGCGATGGATACGAACGGCAACCGCTGGATGCTTCCTGCCGAAGTCGTTATCCCTGTCGCGGGTGAAATCACAGTAACAGCTACTGCCGAAAGCGCAGGCGACATCGTGGCTACTGCTGGATCGATCAATCGAATTTCGACTGCGACACTCGGCTGGCAGACCGTCACGAATCCATTAGACGCTGTAGTCGGCTCGGCGCAAGAGACCGACGATGAGCTTCGCACACGTCAGTCGCAGAGTACATCGCTTCCGAGCGTGTCGCTTTGGGAGGGCATCATCGGCGCGGTTCTGGCGCTCGATGGTGTGCGCCGCCTTTCCGGCATCTGCAACAACGATGACACGCCAACTTCCGAAGGCGTACCAGGCCACACAATTGCGCTCATCGTTGATGGCGGAGAAGTAGCCGACATCGCAGAGACGACTTACCTCAAGGGAGGTGAAGGGACCGGCACTTACGGCTCGGTCTCCTATCCTTTGATGGACAAGTACGGCTTCCCGCATACAGTGCGCTTCTCGCGTCCGACTTCCGTGGCTATCAAGGCCAAAGTCACGATCAAGCCGAGCGATACGTATCTGAGCGATGTAGCTACTGAGATCAAGCAACGCATCGCCGACTACATCAACGGTTTGGCAATCGGGGTGAGCGTGAACCTTCCGCGAGTAATTTCGAGCGCCGTCAAGGATTGTGACACGGGTGTAGATGCGCGCTTCGACTTGCAAAGCATCGAGCTTGCGCGAGGCGACGGAGCACTTGAAGCCAAGTCGATCACGATCGACTGGGACGAGGCGGCGATGTGTGATGTCGATGACGTGACGATCGAGGTGCAAGATGCCTGACCGCAATGAGTACACAGATCTAATCGCTGGATACCACGTCGACAAACTGAAGTTTCAGCAGTGGATCTTTGAGCTGACCGAGCCTTTGCGCCTTGCAAAAGAGCGCTTGGCCAAGCTTCGGCAGGACTTTGACGTGGACTATGCCGTCGGTCCGCAGCTCGATGCTATCGGCGTGCGCGTCGGTGTGTCTCGCAACATCCCGATGGTGCTTCGAGACGTGTACTTCGCGCTCGATGACGTGGATGGCGTCGGTCTCGATCTTGGCGTCTGGAAGGGTCAGTATGACCCGGTTGATGGCACGACCACGCTTGACGATGAGACATACCGCGCTGTCATCAAGTCGAAGATCTTGCAGAACCATTGGGACGGGACGCGCGAGACGCTTCCGGACTTCTTGTCCGGTGTTTTGGCGCTCTTCGGCCAGCCTGCGAAAGTGCTTGATCTTGAAGACCTTCAGACGATGCACGTCGTGCTTCACCTCACAAAATCCGAAACGCCTCCGATCGTTTGGGAACTCTTTACGCGCCGCATCATCGACGTAACGGCCGCGGGCGTGACTCTGGACGTTGTGGATAACGTCCCGTGGTTCGCACTTGACTACGAAACCGCTTCTTTGGGCGGCTTTGACCATGGAAATTGGTTCCCATTTGGCCAAATTTCCGAATAGCTGAAAATCGATTTTTGACATCTCTGGGCATCCGAAAGGGTGCCCTTTTTTTATGGGTGAAAAGGTATGCCTACCAACCAGCTTTTGCCTTTCAGCATGGGCGAATCCCCGAACCGAATTTCATATGACGACTGGAACGCTTTGCCAGCGCGTCTGACGGGCTTCCAGAGCGGCATTGCATCCAGTCAGCAGTTCAACTACATCCTCGCGCAGGGCGGCATCGCGGGTTACGTGATGGGCCAGCTTATCGTCGAACAGCTCTCTCAGGACGCAACGCTTGAGAATGCCGAAACGCTCTTTGCGAACTTCAAGTCTGCGGTTGCGAAGTTCATCCCGGTGGCTATCGCTGACAAGTCGATCGTCACGGCAAAGCTTGACGACCTTTCTGTCACGACCGCAAAGATCAGCGCAGGCGCTGTCACGGACGCGAAGCTTGCGGACAACGCGGTTGTCACGGCCAAGATTAAGGACGGCAACGTCACGACCGTAAAACTTCAAGATGGCGGCGTGACGAACGCCAAGATTGACGTGAACACGATCACTTTTGATCGCTTGGCAACCGCCGCTATCGCTACGCAAGAGCAGGCAGTTGCAGGCACGGCTGACAATGTATTGATGACGCCGCTCAAGGTCGCTCAGGCGGTCGCTGCGCAGATCCCACCCGCTGTCCCGACGGGAATGATCGCCTTCTTTGATTTGACAGAAGTGCCAGACGGATGGCTGGTCTGTGACGGATCCGCTGTCAGTCGCACCACCTATGCGAACCTTTTCGCAAAGATCGGTACACGTCATGGGGCAGGGGACGGTAGTACAACCTTCAATTTGCCCGATATGGACGCACGCTTCTTAGAAGGCACGACCGACATGGGGCAAGTTGGTACGAACGTCGAACCTGGCTTACCGAACATCATTGGGCATTCGGAGTTGGATACAACGGTTGATGGGAATAGCCTCATATTTTTGGCATCCGGAGCTTTTTCTCGGGAGGTCGTACAGGCATCAGGCGGTTACGCTGCCTACCAGTCGGTACTTACTGTTCAACGCCACGGTAACTTTGACTTTGATGCTTCTAATTCAAACGCAATCTTTGGAAAGTCATCGGTAGTCCAGCCTTCGTCTATCAGGCTCCTTCCATGCATCAAGATTTGATGCAAGCGAGAAAGCGGCTTGAGGCAGGCTGTACGACGGAAGAGCTTCCATATGTGGCATTTGCTCGTGAAGGATCAAAAACTGCATGCTGTGCGTCGTTCGCATCAGCCGTAGCAGCTGCACTTCTGTCAGCTTCTCCGAAGTAGAAGAGCGTTCCGTCGACCTTAGACACATGGCCGCTATTGCGACCTAACGTGAACCATCCTGTGATGTTCGGATCTTCCGAATGGCGGTTGACGTGTCGAAAATTGAGGAGCTTTCGGCATGTGCCAG